AGACTCAGATGGTGATATTCCTATCATAGGATTAACAGGAGCAGGATACTGGGATTTTAGAGAGTTTGGTGGAATACCAGCAGATAAATCAAGTAACAGTAATCAAAGCGATGTAAATTTTGTTGTTCCTAGCACAGCAGATGCTGGCAATATGTATACAGTTATAGCTGAGTTTCAAAAAATATATTAATGATTTCTAGATCATCTATACCTCAACAAATATCAAAAGGCGGTCAAAAAAAGAAATTCATTAAAAAAAGGAAAAAGAAAAAGGTGAAACATGGCAACATCAGGAACAAATAGCTTTGATCTAGACGTAGATCAGGTTATAGAAGAGGCTTTTGAAAGATGTGGAATTAATTCTAGATCTGGTTATGATTTAAAAAGCGCTAGACGTTCTCTTAATATAATGTTAGCCGAGTGGGCTAACAGAGGTATTAATTTATGGACAGTTGAATTAAGAACTAAAACCTTAACAGCAAGCACATCAAGCTACAGTTTAGATTCTGATTTGATAGATATTTTAGAAGCTGTAGTAACAGAATCTTCCGATTCCACAACAGACATAGAAGTTGATAGAATCAGTAGAGCTGAATATTTAAACATTTCAAAAAAATCTAGTGAGGGTAGACCAGTTCAATTCTTTTTAGAAAGAGGAGCTTCTACACCAACGTTATATTTGTACCCAACACCAGATTCAGCAGATACTTTTAAATATTATGGTTTAACAAAAATACAAGATGCTGGTGATTACAATGATCAGCTAGAGGTTCCAACTAGGTTTTTACCATGTTTAACTTCTGGTCTAGCATATTATGTTTCTGTTAAGAAAGCACCAGAAAGAACTCCTTTATTAAAACAATTATATGAAGAAGAGTGGCAAAGAGCATCTGAAGAGGATAGACCTCGCTCTAGTTTTTTTGCAACACCTGAAAGAAGTTATATTTAATGCCTAAAGCATCTGGTAAATATTCGCAAGCTATATCAGATAGAAGCGGTATGCAGTTTCCTTACAAAGAAATGCGTAAGGAATGGAACGGTTCTATGGTTCATAAATCTGAATTTGAACCAAAACATCCTCAACTTGATAAAGAAAAACACGCCGCAGATGGACAAAGTATAGAAGATGCTAGACCCGACAGATTAGAGCCTATAACAGTTTTTGTTGGAGGTTCAGGTTTTTTTGAATATAATAATTCTATGCAAGTTTCAAAAAAAAAGCCTCCTTTAATTTCAAGTAATTTAGGCAGAGTAATAGTGAGTACATCATAATGGCAGTAACTTATTCAGAATTAACTCAACAAATATTAGATTATACAGAAACTAGTTCAGACGTTCTTACTTCTACAATAACTAACGATTTTATTGAACACGCAGAAAATAGAATATTTAGAGATGTAGATATTGATGTCTTTAAATCACATCAAAGCGCTAATTTAACAGCTAGTAATCCTTTTTTATCTTTACCGGGTGGAGGTAGACCAGAACCTACTTCATTAGGAACTGTTAGAACAATGCAAATATTTGCACCTTCTGGAACACCAACAAGAAATTTTTTAGAACAAAGAGATGTAAGTTATATGAACGAATATTGGCCTGATCGAACTGCAACTGCAGAGCCTAGGTATTGGGCTTGGTGGGATCATAACACAATTTATGTTGCACCGACTCCTGATCTAGCGTATAACGTTGAATTAGGTATAACTAGATTACCAACAAGACTGTCTAGTTCAAACAGTACCTCATGGATAGGTGATAATGCTCCTGCATTATTGCTTTATGGATGTCTTGCAGAAGCCTTCAAGTTTTTGAAGGGACCAGCTCAAATGCTGCAAATTTATGAACAATCATATCAACGTGCTCTTCAAGAGTTAGTTATAGAACAACAAGGAAGACACCGAAGAGATGAATATATGCATGGGGCTCTTAGAACTCCTTTGCAATCTAAAAACCCATAGGAGAATAAAACATGGCAATAAGTCAAGCTGTTTGTACAAGTTTTAAACAAGAGTTATTAGTAGGAACGCACAACTTTACAGCGAGTTCAGGTGATACTTTTAAAATAGCTTTATATACAAGTGATGCTTCATTAGGTGCTAGCACAACTGCATTTAGCACCTCTAACGAAGTGTCTGACTCAGGAACATATAGTTCAGGTGGAGGATCTTTAACAAGTGTTACACCTACAACTTCTGGAACAACTGCTATTTGTGATTTTGCTGATATATCTTTCACTTCCGCAACAATTACGGCAAGAGGGGCGTTAATTTACAACAGCTCTCAATCAAATAAAGCTGTAGCTGTTTTAGATTTTGGTGGAGACAAAACATCTACCAGTGGAACTTTCACTATCCAGTTTCCTACCGCTGACGCTAGTAACGCTATATTAAGATTAGCATAGGAGAATTTAAATGGCGTTAGTAATTAACGACAGAGTAAAAGAAACCACAACAACAACAGGCACAGGTGCTGTATCTTTAGGTGGTGCAGTAACAGGTTTTGAAACTTTTGCTGCTGGTATTGGTAATTCAAATACGGTTTATTATTGTATCGCACATCAAGATCAAGCTGAATTTGAAGTTGGCCTAGGAACTTTAAATGGTGATAGTTCCACCTTAACCAGGACCACTGTCATATCTAGTTCTAATAGTGATAGCGCTGTTGATTTTGCCTCAGGAACAAAAGATGTATTTTGTACAATACCCGCAAGTAAATTAATTTTTGAAGATTCTAACAATGATGTAACTGTTGGACGGAATTTAACTGTTACTGGTGATTTAACAATTACAGGTGATGATGTCACCATGAATACCAACACTAGCGGTGCAGCTCTTATCGCTGACGGTTCAAACTTTAATCCTGTAGTTATATCTGGTGATCTCAGCATAGCCACAAACGGAGCAGCGTCATTAGCTGCGGCACAAACAAATATCACATCTATTTTAGCAACTGATGTTAAAATTGGTGAAGATGATCAAACAAAAATAGATTTTGAAACCGCTGATGAAATACACTTTTATGCTGCAAACGCAGAACAAGTATTTGTATCAGATGGAGTATTTGGTCCACAAACAGATAGTGATGTTGATTTAGGAACAAACTCTGTAAGATTTAAAGATGCTTATGTTGACTCTGTAACAGTTACAGGGGACATCAGTATTGGAGATGATTTAACGGTTGAAGGTGGAGTTATAGAGTTTAAGACAAATAGTGGTTCTCCTTCTCAATTAAAATTTTATTGTGAATCTGGAAACGCACATGCTCAAACATTAACTGCACAACCACACTCTCAAGCGGCTTCAAATACTTTAACTCTACCGGGTGGTAGCACAATAGGAAACAGCGATGCAACTCTTTTATCAGATACAGGAACACAAACTGTAACCAATAAATCTATTGACTCAGACAACAACACAATCACAAACATTGTAAACGCAGACATTAAATCAAGCGCTGCGATCGCAGATACAAAATTAGCCACAATATCTACAGCAGGTAAGGTTGCTCTATCAGCATTAGAAATAGATGGTGGTTCAGACATTGGAGCAGATTTAGCAGATTCAGATTTAATAATAGTAGATGATGGTGCAGGTGGTACAAATAGAAAAGCCGCACTATCAAGATTAACAACTTATATGCAAGGTCAAGGATTTTCTAGTGAAGACCCAACAGCTTTAGCAATAGCATTAGGATAGGAGGATAAATGGCAAATACATTTAAAGTTGTAACTAAAGCAGGAGTTACTAGTGCTGATGTTATCTATACTGTAGCTAGTTCTACAACAACTGTGGTTCTTGGCATAATGGTGGGTAATACAACAACTAGTCAAATAACTGCAACTGTTAGTCTAGGTTCAGATACTAGTAACAGAGCAGGTGCAAATAATGAAGCTAACCAAACTGTTGAGTTAGTAACTAACGCACCAATCCCTGCAGGCGGTACACTTGAATTGTTATCAGGAAATAAAGTAGTTATGGAAACTACTGATACACTTTCACTGACAGCTTCAGGTGCAGCAGATATAACAGTATCAATTATGGAGATTACATAAGATGGCATACATTGGTAATATTTTAACAAAAGATTTTACATCTACTACAAGTGTTCAAACACTAACAGGAGATGGTAGTTCAGCTTATTCACTGTCTACTTCCGTGTCCAATCCTGAACACATTGCAGTTCTTCGTAATGGAGTGCGTCAGAAACCAACAAACGATTACACAGTCTCGGACAGTCAAATAACTTTTACAACCGCTTTGGAAAGTAGTGATTCGTGTTTTGTTATATTCTTAAATAGTGTTGTTGGAACTAAAACTCCAGGCAACGATTCAATAACCGCACCCATGATGACATCATTCAACGGTGTTTATGAAAACTTAGCAACAATAACATCAACAGTTTCTGTTGCATCAACCGATAACGCATTTTTAGCAGGACCTGTAACATTTACAGGAACAGTTACAGTGGAGGGTAATCTTACAGTCGTATGAGTACACTTGAGGTAAATACCATTGCACCAATTACGGGAAGTTCTGATGTTACTCTTGGTGGTTCATCAAAGAATATTAAGTTTGCTAGTGGCACAACCGTAGATTTCAGCACCAATACACCAACATTAACTTTAGGTAGTGGTATGAAAGCTACACCATCATTTGAAGCATTTCAATCTGCTAATACAGATATTAGTGATGCAGTAACTACTAAAGTTCAATGTAATACAGAAGTTTTTGACACTGATGGTTGTTATGATAATTCTACAAACTATAGATTTACACCGACTGTTGCTGGTAAGTATTTTTTCTATGGTGCTGTTCAAGGGTATGGAGGACAAGTAGCTGGAATAGAAGCTCTTGATGTTCATTTTTATAAAAATGGTTCTGTAGTAAGAAGATTTTCACACAATTACAATAATAACCTTTCTTATGTGCAACACAGTAATTTTCATATTATTGTTGATATGAATGGAAGTTCTGACTATGTGGAATTATATGTAAATTTTAATTCAGCAGGAACGCCAAGATTAAATGGAGATTCTAGTAATGGCGACCATTGTTATTGGGGTGGATATAGGTTAATAGGAGTATAATATGGGAACAGTATTCGTCGATAATTTAGAACCACAATCAGGCACTAGTTTAACTTTAGGTGCGAGTGGTGATACAGTGAACCTTGGTTCAGGTGGAACAGTTACTAACACTCCTGCTTTTTTTGGAACAAAAGCATCTGTTCAAAGTGTTTCAAGAGCAAGTTATACAAAAGTAACTGGATTTACAGATAATGAAATAGA